GGATTATAAAGCATTATTCCAACTAAGAGGAAATGATCTTGAGATAAGAGGTTCCAATGGAGCGATGGAGTTTTATACAGGATCTGCTGATGGTGCATCATCAACAAAAAAACTTAGTATAACTTCTGCTGGTACTTCTGAATTTACTTCAGATAGTAGTACAGTATGTGCTAAATTTACTGGAAATGGTGTTTACGTAAATCATGCTATTGGATCAGAAATATTCCTTGGCACTCAGACTGGATCTGATGGAAAAATTGGAACTACAAATAATTCAAACCTTCATTTGTTTGCTAATGGGTATGCTAATAGGATAACAGTTAATACAAGTGGTAGTTTGTCTCTACCTGATGGCGATCTTATAGTAGCAAATGGTCATGGTATTAACTTTGGTAGTACAACACCAGATGGAACTACTCCTTCATCAGAACTATTAGATGATTATGAAGAAGGCACTTGGACTCCTACAACAGTTCTTACTTATAATCCAAGTGGACGTACTATTACTGATGATGGTAATGGAGTTGGAGTATATGTAAAAATTGGTACACTGGTCTTTGTTGAGTTTGAAACAGGATACACCGCAATATCTGGTTCTGGTGGATTTAATGTAGGAGTTGATGGATTACCGTTTCCTGCCGAGGGCACAGTTCAATACTCCAACGCTGGTAATGCTCGAAGTGGAGCGACTGGATCTTTATTTCAATGTGAAGGGGTAATAAACAGTCGGATTAGCACACTACGTAGATATGATAACGGCGGTCCCATAAACGGTGCTGACAACTTCGATGGATTTGCGGTTTACAGGTCAACTTAAAATAATCAATAAATACCTCTGCCTAAACCTGTTTAGTTTGGAGAACAATCCTAATGGCATTAAAAGAAAAATCAGTAGTAGATAAAATTGAAGTTCTACTCAACGGATCTATTCAAGTAAGAAGAAGAGATCAGATTCTTAAGAATGGTGTGGAAGTTGCTTCTACTTTCCATCGTCATATAATTGCTCCTGGTGATGATGTAAGCAATGAAGATGATAGAGTTGCTGCCGTCGCTACAACTTTATGGACTGAAGAAGTTGTAGCAGCATATCAAGCAGCACAAGAAGAAACACCTGCTGAGTGATAAATAAAAGAGCCTAACTCTTTACTCATGGAATCAAATCCACAGAAGAAAGAGGAAGCCAAAAAGGAAAACAAATTTGAGTGGGCGGATGAGGGTGTATCAACTCTCGTCCGAGTTATTATTCTTGGTTGGTCAGCAGCAATTCTGACTCTTAATTATGTAACTGTTCCTGGTGTTCCTCAGAAAAATATCGATCCAACTTTTATTGCCAGTGTTTTTACTGGAACTTTAGCTACGTTTGGAGTCATGCCTTCTAAGAAAAAGAAGGATGACGAAGTTAAACAAGCACCTACATTGGAGAAGAAAGATGCAAAAATTGATTAATGGTGTCGCGTTATTATCTGGTTTAGTTTCTTTAGCTGTCTTAGGGGGTGGTGCTTATCTTTACGTTCAAAAGGATACATTAATCGAGCAATCAAGGGAGAGAGTAACTGCTGCTATCACTGAAGCAATTACAGAAGCACTACCATCAATGGTAGATGCTGCTATTCCAGGAGTCCCTGAGATGACTGGTCCTGCTGTGCCTAGTCCCACTATGCCATTCTAACCATGAATAAACTTAAGATCGTCGCCGCTTCAGTTGGTGGAGTATTTGTTGTAGCACACATAGGTCTGCTTGGATATGTTTTCAGGCAGGAACCTGAACCTGTGCTCCAACCTCCTACATTTCACATCCCTCGTGGTCCTTACTCTTCTTATAGGATTAAGGCAGGTAAGGATGGTTATGAAATTGAATTCCGTGCTGACGATCCTAAGGTTTTAGAATCACAAAGATCTTTATCTTCTGATGTTACCAAGAAAGGATTCTTCGGTGGTGGCACAGAGAGTCGCCGTGAATGGCGTACAGATCAGTTCACCCGTGAGGGTACTAGGAACCTAGGAGGTGCAACTGACGAGCAGGGAAAGTCTGCGAAAGAAGTAGAGTGTTTGATCGCGGACGCTGGAGCACGATCACAAGGTGCGATGGCAGGAACTAGCATAGCTGCTGGTCTCGCCGTTCCAGCGGTCGCTAGCATCCCTTACGTGGGGTGGTTGGCAGGTGGTTGGGCTCTGCTTCTAGGACAGAAGGCAGGGTCAACACTTGGTTCACAAGTTGGAAGCGTATTTAATGATTGCTAATGGATATACCTATTATTACAGGTGGTGATATCAGTATTAAAGATATTGAAATTAATACTATACGCACCTATGACTTTAATACCACTTCAACATCACTACCAATAGCAGCTCCAGTAGTTGTGGATATAGGTGTGCCTGTTGTTAATATACCAGGATGTGTTGAGGCGACTGAAACTAATACTGCTAAAAATAATCAACTAAGAGAGGATGATACCAATGGTTTGGTTACGTATTGCGATTCTGGTGTTCCCAATTTTAGCCCTATTTCTTATGAACCAAACCAGATGATACTGACTGGTCCTCCTGTTGTTGGCGGAACCAATTCTCCTGACTCACCTGAAGTGCCACCAGCACCAGAGGTGACACCACCACCTATTGCTAGTGCTGTCGTAGAATGTCCGACACCAGCACAGGAAGCAAAGGAACCTGTTGGTACATTCGTAGAAGGATATAGAAAAAAAGTTATTGAATACAAACTAGTTGGTAATGAATGTATTCAGATTACCGAAGCAGTAGGTATACCCCAACAAATTATTGCTGGTCTACCTAGTGCTGGTCAGGTATCATCCGTGGGTGGCATTGCTGTCATCGCTACAACATCAGCACTATTAGCAAAACCGCTGGCAGATCTACTATTGAAAGTAGTCAAACCAACGGTTAAGAAAGTTATTAAAAAGATTGCTGCTATTAGAGGTAAGTCAGTTCCTATTTTGTCTCTAAAGGAGCGCCAAGATCTTCAGCGCGAGAGGACAAAGGCGATTCGGGTGTTGAAGTCTGCCTTGAAACCGAAGGGATAGCATGAACGTGTGGATGCTTATGTCCTGGTGGATTGTTTACCACAACATCAGCACATACTTTATAGTAAGGACTCTTAGGATGGAATTGGATTCCTTTTAACTTCAACTCCCCACAATTTTTAAGACGAGCTATCTCAAAGTCTAATCTTTTATTGGCAACTAACTGACTATTCAATTCAATCTGTGTTGATGCTGCTTTCTTACACAGATCTTGTAAATTTTTATCTATAGGTGTGCTCCATGTCATAGAGAAACCTACACCTAAACTATAGTTATCTTTCTGTCCTGTTCTAGTTCTTTTGGTGAACAAAATATCGCCAGGATTATCAATACGACCATCTCCTATTACATTCCCATCATCATCGAAGGCACCTACGTTATCGGTAACATCATATACTGGGTCGTCATAGAAAGGTTCGTATGGTTTAGATGCAGAAGCAGATCCTGTTACATACGGTGTGAAATTGCGAGTGGGACCCTGACATTGAATCCCCCCTCCATACGTGTTTGTAATATATGGTCCTTGTAAAACCTGAATGGCTTGGTTGGTAACTGAGCCTGAACTATTAGCTACTGGATTTGCTGTCGCACTTACACCCCCTACAGTCTCCGCCAGTGTGGCAGGGGCAGTCGCAATTGATGTTAGACATAGAGTTATTGGGAGAAAATACTTGTGGTATCCGTGGCGCTTTCCACCTCGGTCACTCTTTGGATAATCGTTTGGTTGCTCAAACCAGGTCCGCGATAAGTTTCTGTAAACTGAAACGCTGCTCCTGGTACTGTTTGTGTGAATTGGGGTTTGCTTGTTACTCCAGTCCATGATGAAGTCACTCCATTAATAGTTACATTAGTAGCACCTGGTTGTGGTGATAAAGTACCAGATGCTGATACACCAGTGCCAGTAGCAGAATACTGATACCCAGTGTTATAGTCCATCGAATTGATGGTCTCAGTTATCTTTTGGGTCGTTTCCGTCCTTGATGTCATAGATCCCTGGGTGAAATTTGGGACCACGGGGACCGCCAGGGCAGGAGCAAGTGTGACACTTACACCCACCGCACTTAGGACAGACCAACGAATCATTGTGTTCATTATTACTATCCTCAGTCAATGACAGTGATCTCAGACACAAATTGTCCCGTGGCTGTCGTACCAGCCCCACCAGCAGTCACGGTTAGAACACCAGCTGAAGTTACTGTACCAGCTAATGATCCTGCTGAACCAGCAGTATAGGAAAGGACTGATCCATAGTTAGGTACTTCACCTACGGTAGGAGCACCTGTTGGGATTGCATCACCCTGTG